AGCGGAAACCACCTGCAGAACTCATTCATCACCAACAACGAACAACTCAAATCTACACGCCCGGAATACTATTGGCAAGTTCAAATGGGTATGGTCGCAACGGAGATGACTGAAGCGTTGTTCTTGAGTTATGATCCACGAATGCCCATCGGCAAGAAGCTCACGCAAACCTTGATCACTTTGGAGGAGGATATCCAAGAAATAATTGATGAGAAGTTGTCTGCGGCTGGAGAACTATTTTTGTCAATCACTAAATAAATCGTTCATTCACCAAGTCAAAGAAAAATATATTTTCATTTGTGAAAGTTATTGTGTTGTTTTGAATCACTATGAAACGCTATAAAGTTATTTACCAAGACAATGAAGACAATGATTTGTACTTCATCCAGTTCTACGCTGCATCACTTGAACAAGCAAACGCATTCGCTTACGAAAAGATGGCGAGTAAGAGTGATGATTCAGTAACTTTCACCATTGAAGAAATTGCATAACTATGGACTTGATATTTTTAATCGTAATCACACCCATCACCATTGCGGTGATGTTCGTGTACTGGAAGTTGAAACAATACTTCAATGACTTTGACAAATTGCCTGAGGCATCACCGTATGAATTTGAAAGGGACAACTACATCCCCGAATTTGATACCTACACGAAGGCAATCTATAAGCACAAATTTTACAAAGGAAAAAACAAATAAAAAAACTATGAATCAAATGCAATTATTTGACCAAATGCCGGAGAGCGATTTGGCAATCTTGAAGAAAGCGTGGAGTATCTTGAACAAGTACTTTGCGGAAACAACAACACCAGTTAAGAAAACACGCAACCGAGGGATTCACCGAACGACTCAATTGTGTTTAGACGAAATCAAGTCCGCTTACGGAAAAGAATGGATTCTCAGACACGATGTTCTTTTTAAGGAGATTTATATCAAGCACAAGAAATGGGATGTTTCAAATTTGATTAAAAAATATGTTCAACTTAATCTTATTGAAGAAGTAAGGGACACCAAAAACAAAAACAATAACATCATTAAATTCAGATTCTTATGACAACAATCATCATTCTCGGACTGGCTTTGTTTCTCGCCATTGCCTTGTTCAAAGTCAACGCACTTTCAACAAGAGAAGAAGAACTACAAGATCAAGTGAACAAGTTGAATCGTGAGTTGTGGGATTTGCAAACGGAGAATCTGACCATCAGGTCAAAGATTGCCGAAGCAAACGACCGTGCTAAAACTTGGGAACTTCACGCTAACGATTTAATTCAAAGTAGGAAAAATGCTCAAAGCACTCGTGGTAAAAGCATCAATTAATTTCATCATAAAGTGGCGAGTGTATTTTGCAGGAGAACTCCTCGCCACATTTGAGAACGAACAAGACGCAAAAGATTATGCAGAATTCATTGATCAACAAGAAGACAGTAACTGAATTCATTTTTGAGTTGCTGTGGGAAAAAGTCCAAAGCGGTGAGCTGAGGTCTGACATCTACACAACATCAGTTCTGATGGACATAGAACGACAAGCCACCCAGTACGAACCATTCATAAGCCAGGAACACTACAATTACGGATTCAGCAAAGCGAAGGAAATCTATGGATGATTACGCACTCACTTGGGCAATCGCAGTTCTTCGTGAGGATATGCGACATACTTGGGAATACATCGGATGGAGATTAAACATTAACCCAAAAAGAGCAGCATTTTTACACACAAAAATAAAACCACACTACAACTATGAACAAGTATATCAAAGCAACGGTAACGGCAGTAATGATTAACCAGCCGGAAACAAGGGACTGTGATTTCAAACTGATGACGGTGATTTACAAAGGGATGTGCAACGGCAATGACTTCTTCACGATGTTTGAAGCCAAGCAACTGCCATCACCCGAAACCATCAGGAGAACACGAGCTCAACTTCAAGAGCATCACGAACATCTTCGTGGGCAGAACTACCAGTCACGCCAAAGATACCAAGTCAAAGTGAAGAAAGATTTGGGATATCCAATGTGATTGATTAAATTTGCTGCGTTAACTGGTATGTAAGAGATGCCGAAAGTTACACCACTATTGCCCTGTTGAATTAGTTGCACTCTTACTGCACTAATTTGATGGGGCTTTTTTTATGGCAAAAGAAAAAAAATCATTTCTCCTGTACTGTGATATTATTCACACCGTAGAACAATTAACTGATGAACAAGCTGGTAATTTGTTTAAGCACATTCTACGCTATGTAAACGATCAAGACCCACAAAGTGATAGTGTGATCACGAAGATTGCATTTGAACCAATTAGACAAGCATTGAAGCGAGATTTGGAAAAATACGAATCAATCAGGAAGCGTAATTCTGACAATGCTCGTATGCGATGGGATGCGACCGCATCAAATGGCATACCAAATGATACCAAAAATGCCGATATTGATATTGTTATTGATAGTGGTATTGATAAAGATATAAAAAAACAAAGAGATGTTTTTATCAAACCATCCATTGTTGAAATCAAAACCTATATGACTGAAATTGGAATGGCTGATGTATCCGAAAAATGGTTTGACTACTACGAATCAAACGGATGGTTAGTTGGTAAAAACAAAATGAAGAACTGGAAGGCAGCCGTCCGAACTTGGAAGAGCAACAACCTTTCAAATAATACCACTACTCCACAAATTATCCACCGAAAAGTATTTAACTTGCAAGAATATGACGAGCGAACTTGAGGACTACATAATTGGTCAACTACTATTCTACGACCAAACACGGGCAATGTTGCCGAGAATCAAATCACAATGGTTTGAAACACCACTCAACAAAAGAATCTTTGATGTGATGTTGGAGATGTACATTAACAACGATGAGATTGATGTGCTGACTTTGGGCAAGAAGTTCAATCGTCTTGAGATGGTTGCCATTGTTCGCTTGACTCAAGATGTCTATGGGATGCCAAACATAAGCAGTCACCTTCCAGCACTTGAACACAGGTATCTCAAAAAACAATTGATTGATAACATCAGCAACTTGGATTTGACTGCGGACTTGAAAGACATCCTCACCAATATGCAAACGATGGTGGACAATACAAAGTTCACAACCATCAATGATCCAGTTCAGATTACATCAGTTACCAACAAGACCGTTGATGCAATTATCGAGGCGGTGCAAAGAGGTGACAAGCTCACGGGTAGACAAACGGGATGGGCTGGACTTGACAGGGTATTGGGTGGATGGAACAACGGTGATTTGATTGTAATGGCTGCAAGACCTGGTCAAGGTAAAACGGCATTGGCTTTGTCGCTGATGTATGACTTCGCGAAGATTGGTGGTAAGGGATTGTTTCTTTCGCTGGAGATGAGCAATGAGCAACTTGTAAAAAGATACTTGTCGTTGATCACCGACCTTGCCAATTGGAAGATTCGCAATGCAAACCTTCGTGAGTTTGAAGTCCATCAACTGATTAATTCAGCACTCAATCAGACGGTTCAATTCTTCATTGACGACGATCCGAATTGCAGTATCCAACAAATCAAATCCAAAGCCAAGATTCACAAAGCGAAACACGGACTTGAACTTTTGGTGATTGATTACATCCAGTTGATCAAAGGAACAAAAACAAACCGGGAACAAGAGATTGCAGAAATTTCCCGAAACTTAAAATTGCTTTCTAAGGAACTAAACATCACAGTCATAGTGTTGGCTCAGTTGTCACGCAAATGCGAGGAGAGAGCGGACAAAAGACCTATGCTGAGTGATATCCGTGAGAGTGGTTCTATTGAGCAAGATGCGGATGTTGTGATGTTCCCATTTCGCCCGGCATACTATTCAGGTGAGAAGCTCCAGCACGAAGAAGCCGAACTAATTATCGCAAAGAATCGTCACGGTGAATGCTACACAATTAAAACGACATTCATCGGTGAACGCACAATGTACGAAGAACGACTATGAGAAAGAGATGGACAACGGAAGAAGTGAATGAGCTTGTCAGATTGTATCCGACAACTTTGAGTAAGGATTTGGCTGAGATATTTAATTGCCAAGTGAGTCAAATTTACAACCGTGCAAACAAAATGGGATTGCACAAAGACCAGGAATGGTTGATGCAATACTACAAAGACAACTACAAGGGTCATCCGAACACACACTTCAAAAAAGGAATGACATCTTGGAACAAAGGAATGAAAGGATTGAACATCGGTGGTGGAGTAACCCAATTCAAAAAAGGACATCAACCACACAACACCAAACAAATTGGATTCCGTTCACTTAGAGATGGATACCTGGTTGAAAGAATAGAGGTGGGATTTGAGTTTGTTCACAAGCTACTTTGGAAACAACATCACGGAGAAATTCCACCAGGAATGTTTGTCGTGTTCAAAGACCGCAACAAGCAGAACATTTGTATTGAAAACTTAGAGGTCATTGACCGAGTGGAACACATCCGAAGAAACCACATCCAAAATTTACCACAAGAATTGAAAGAAGTAATTCACATTAAAAAACAAATAACAAGAAAAATAAACAGCTATGGCAAGAAATAAAATGACCGACTTAAGAGATCACCTTTTTGAAGTATTGGAAAAATTAAGAGATGGTGAGATTGACATTGAAACTGCACAAACGATGGCAGATGTTTCACAAGTGATTATCAACTCAGCCAAGATTGAAGTTGACTTCATCAAAGTAACTGGCAGTACATCGGATTCAGGATTCATCCAACTTGGAGAACACAATCAAAAATTGTTATGATTGATTACCAAGAGATGCACCTATTGAAGCAAGAAGTCAAACGGCTTAAAGGTGTAATCGCAGAACTGAACGATTCACGGATGCGAGAAATTAAGAAACTCAAAGACCAAATCGTGAACCCAAGATGCAAGATCAATGAGATTGATGCCGAATGGACTGAAGCAATGAGGGTGGTGTGCATCATCTACGATGTCACCCCTGATGAGATACTGGAGAAGGTGAGAAGGCAAGGCATAATGGATGCCCGTCATTTGTTTTGTTATCTTTGCAAAAAGCATTTGCGGATGACCTACCTTTCCATCGGTCAGGTACTGCACCGTGATCACTCAACCATCATCCATTCCGTTCAAACCTATGAAGATCTGATCACCTATGACAAATCAATCAATCAATTCTATGTTGAAGCTCTATCCCTATTGGGTCTGCACCTCCACGAAAGGTCTAAGCTCGTCAATCAGTATAGTCCAATCTGAGCAGGAAGCACTTCGCATCAAGAAAAAATACGAAAAAGATGGTTAT